AAAAGAATATATAGAAGAGCTACAATCAAAGGTAGAGGAAAAGGCTGTAGTGACTATAGAAGATATAGTTAATGAATTATCAGCTATTGCCTTTACTGATAGAACTAAGATAAGTCAAAATGTTAGAAATAAAATTTTAACTCAAGAAGAAAACGGAATTAAAAAAGAATATTATGAAGACAATATAATATTTACTGAAACAAAAGACCTAGATGATAAAACTAAGAAAGTAATAGCTGGGTATAAGAAAACTCAATCAGGTTTTGCTATTGAAACTTATGATAAAATGAAAGCTCTTGAATTATTAGGTAAGTATCTAGGAATGTTCAAAGATGAAGCTCCTACAATAAATAATAACATAGTTAATCCATACGCCAATTTAAGTGAGGAAGAATTACGAAAATTGGTTGGTGATTAAAAGTGGTAATACCTGAATATGTAAGAGAACAAGCAAGATATGAATTAGCTAGGCGTAGCTTTTGGGAATATTGTAAAATAAAAGCTCCTGACTTTTATATGGAGGGTAGAAATTATTTAAAAGAGTTTTGTAATGAATTACAAGACTTTTTATTATCTCCTAAAAAGGTATTAGTAGTTAATATGCCACCTAGACACGGAAAGAGTAGAACTCTTACATTATTTGTTCAATGGTGTTTAGGTAGAGATATACACTATAAGATAATGACCGGTAGTTATAATGAAATACTATCCGGAACTTTTGCTAAAGCTGTAAGGGACGCTATACAAGAAGAGGACGGAATATTTAATAAAATATTTCCTAATGTAAAAGTCAAGTATGGTGAAGCTTCGATGAAAAAATGGGCTTTAGAGGGAAGTGAAGAAGCTAACTATTTAGCAACATCTCCAAAGGGTACAGCTACTGGTTTTGGTTGTAAGCTAATGATAATAGATGACTTAATAAGAGAAGTACAAGAAGCTTATAACGAAGAACTATTAGAAAAGCACCAACGCTGGTTTACTGATACTATGTTATCAAGAACTGAAACAGGCTTTAAGATAATAATAGTTATGACTAGATGGGCTACAAATGACTTAGCTGGATTTGTATTAGATAAATATAAAGATGATTGTATTCACATTAATTATAGAGCTATTCAAGATGATGGATCTATGTTATGTGAAGAAGTATTAAATAGAGCTGACTTTGATTTCAAAACTCAAGAGATGAGTGAAGAAATAGTAGAAGCCAACTATAATCAAAAATGTATTGATGAAAAAGGTCGTCTATACAAGAACTTAAAGACATACGATGTTAGTCCCGGATTTGGAACAATATATGCTTATGTTGATACAGCTGATACTGGAGATGACTTCTTATGCTGTGCTGTATATGGATTACTTAATAAAGAACCATATATTTTAGATGTTTTATTTACTGATGAGGGTATGGAAATAACCGAGGAAGAATGTGCCGATATTCTCTATAGAAACAATGTTAATCTAGCATACATTGAATCCAACAATGGTGGACGAGGTTTTGCTAGAAATGTTAAGAGAATATTAAAAGAAAAATATAAATCAAATAAATGTGTTATTAAACCATTTACTCAAACAGCCAATAAACAATCAAGAATATTATCATCTAGTTATTGGGTTATGGAACATATACATTTTCCATTTAATTGGAATAAAAGATGGGAAGCGTTTTATAAACACATTACTAGGTATCAAAAGAAAGGTAAAAATGCTCACGATGATGGAGCTGATGTATTAGCTGGTATTTACGATAAGACGGTTGGAGAAAGAGGAGCGTCTTTTGGTAGCACTAAACCAGCATAAAAGGAGGTATAAGATATGCTACAATATAATAAAGAATATATAACTAAAGCTGAAAATATAGCTACAATATTAGAATCAGCTAAGCCTGAATGGAATAAAAGAAAAAAGTTATATAGAATGAAAGTAAGAAAAAATAGTCCATCAGGTTTGGTAGCTGAAAATGATAAAGAAACTAAAGTGGCGTTTGAATTTGCTATATCAAATATGATAAATGGATATGCCGGAGGTAAAGCTCCTATATATCAAGTAGAAGAAATGCCAACGAAAGAAAAACAAGCTATTCTAACTAAATTATTTAATAAATTATTCAATGCCAAAGACAATGATAGAAAAGAATATCAAACATTTATTGATTATATAAGGAATTATAATGATGATTCCTTTTTTTATTATAATTTAATACAAAGTTATAATGATTTGTCGGCTGGTTATGGTATTTGGTATGAAAATGAAGATAATGAAATAGTATATGCTAATGTAGACGCAAGACAAACAATAGCTATTTATGATTATTCTACACCAGTTAAAAAAATAGGTTTATTAAGAACTTGGGAAGAAACTGATGAAAAAGGTGAAAAGTTTGATATGGTTGTAGTCATTACCGAAGATTGTAAATACTATTTTAGAAATAGTAAATTAAAAGGTGATGACTTTAGAGAAGATGAAGAAGCAAGAGAAACGATCAACTGGGGCTGTGTTCCTTGTATAGCAATAGAAAATCCTGATGGATTAGCTTGTTTTGAGTTAGCAAAACCTAGTATTGCTAAATATGAAAGAGTTATGAAGAACTCAGGTAATACTTTCCAATACAATGATGACGCTAAACTAATGGTGACTGGTTATGAACCTAGAGAAGATACTTTAATTGAAAAAAGAGATGATAACGGAGAAATAGAACACGATGAAGAGGGTAATATTATATGGATACCTAATGAAAAGAGAAAAAAGGAAGATGAAGTAGTATTACAAGCTCCTGTATTCTATGCCGGTGAGGGTGGAAGTATTGAATGGGTAGAAAAGAATATCAATGATGGTGCTTTAGAAAACTATAAGAAAACACTTATAGATTTAATATTTATGGTTAGTTGTTGTCCTAATGTTAATGATTTAGGATTTACTAATGCCGATAATAGCTCAGCACTGGAAAAGAAATTCTTTCCACTAGAACAATCTATCACTTACTTAGATAAATCAGTTAGAAAAGAATTACTAGCTATGTGGGAAGCCTTTACTACTAGAATTAATCTAAAGAAAGGTACAAAATATGACTTTAGAAACTTAAAAATAAAGCTTCAAAGAAATATGCCTACTGATAAGAAAGCCGAAACTGATAGAGCTTTATCATTAAGAGGATTAGTATGTGATGAAACTGTCATCAACTTATTACCTGATGAGTTAGACGCTTCAAGTGAAATAGAAAAAATGAAAACACAAAGTGAAGAAAATCTTGAAGCAAATATGAAAAAGATTGAATCTTTCGGTAAAGATGGAGCTGACGCTCAAGCAGAAGAAAACAATAATCAAGACGCAAAAGAAACAAAAAATGCGTCTAATACTAATCAAGACGCAAGTGTGCAAAATAGCCAAGAAAAGTAGGTGATATATAATGGATAATAAAACTATCCTGAATAACCGATGGAATTACACTGATTTAAAATTAAAAGATTATCTTAGAATTTATAAAAAAACTAACTTAAAAACTCAAGATAATATACAAGATATATTTAATGGTATTGATTTTAATTATATGAATCTAAATAAGCCTATTTCTAATAACCAAAGGAAAAAATTATCTAGGGTTGTTGATGAATGGAAACAACTTGAATTATTAAAAGGATATTTTGAATATAAAGTTATAGAAATTCTAAATAAGAGATATATTACTAATCAAGAAATGTTAAGTATATTATTGTGGGGTGCTTTTGTAAAAGAAAGAAATCAGTTAGACGAATATGAGGAAGTCTTATTTACTGAAATAGGACAAGATTTATATAAACAAGGTATTGATGAAATAAAACCTACTAAAAAGAAAAAATGGAGTTTAACTAGGGAATATATATGGTCTATGTTATGCTTACCTAATGTAAAAGGCAGTAGTTGGATAACATATATTGAAGCTTTAGCACTAACTAACGCTCAAGAAATAGAAAGACAAACTATTATCCAATTACAACAAAATAAAAAGCCTAATATAGAAGATGATGTGTTTAAACACATCTTAAAAAAGCAACAAAATAGATATATTTCTATAAATGATGATAAAATAAGCGGTGCTTTAGATAGTCAAGTTGTAGAAATAGCCAATAAATCATTATTAAAAGCTGGTGAAGATGTAGGACAAAAGAAATTAAGAGCTAGATTTATTGCTGAAATTGATGATAGAACAACTAAGATGTGTGATGGTATGAATGGTATGTTATTCTATGTTAATGATTGGAATAGATTTTATAGATATAGTGATGATGATAAAAGAGATGTTCTTTATACAATTAAAGGACTAGAAGTTGGGGCTAATTTGCCACCAATTAATAATCATTTTCACTATTGTAGAAGTACGATTACTTATCTTACTGAAATGAAGTATAATGAGCTTATAGCCGAGTATAATCAGTTAAAAAGGATAATACCTAGTGAAGTACCTGAAAGTCTTGAAGAATACGCTAAATTAAGGTATAATAATAGCAATTATTATGAAGAAATAAAACTCAAAGAGGAAATAGGAAAACATTATAGAAAAGACTTAGAAATAGGTGAAAAAAAGAAAACTCTATCATTTAATAGTTATTATGAAAAAGTAAATGATACAAGAGAGTATTTAAGAAATGTTCAAGCCAAAGATTTTGAAACTATTGGTGAAATAAAACTACATACCATTGATAGAATGATAGATAGAAATATCACCAAGGAAGATATAAAAAATATATTAGAAGATCCAACTAATCACTGGTATAGTCCTATAAATAATAGTGAGGTTTTCTTCAAAGATAAAAAAATGGTTGCTATTGATATAGAAGAATTAAGTGTCAAGACAGCATATAAGGGAAGAGGTAAGAAGAATGAATAATCCTAGAAAGATTTTATCTATAAAAGATATAGAGTTATTAGAATCAAAAAATATTGATATTCCTGATAAAGAATTGAATGATAGTGAATGGGATAATTTAATAGTTCAAATAGCAATCAATTTGGAACAGGAAGAAGCCGAAAGGTTAATAGATATACTAGATGACAGCACTAAATAAGGTGCTGTTTTTCTATACTACTTTTATAGGTAGTATATCAATAGTAAAGAAATGCTTTATTGTTGATATAGTGCTTATAAAATAGCACTAAATAATGATTATTAAGAGGAATGATAGCTACATTCCTTTTTTTAATGCCTTTCTATTGTGGCTCAACAATGGAGTTTTGTGTAAATGTAATGAGCTGGGGACTTAAAAAAGTAAATGGCTTGGGACAAAGGAGGAATAAGAATGGACACAAATAATTCAAATGGTGTTGTTGATAACAATGCTCAACAAAACCAAAATGTAGGTGCTGATACACCTAAAACTTTTGACGAAATGTTGAAAGAATCTAATTATCAAAGTGAATTTGATAGGAAAGTTCAAAAATCTTTAGAAACAGCTAAGGCTAAATGGGAAGCTGAACAAGAAGCTAAACAAAGTGAAGCCGAAAAATTAGCAAAGATGAAAGATGATGAGCGTAGAAATTATGAGCTAGAACAAGCTCGAAAAAAACAGGAAGAAGCTGAATTAAAATTAAGTGCTTATGAATTAAAAGAAGAAGCAATTAAGATGGCTAATATTCCTGAAACTCAGGTAGATGTTTCTTTATTGAATCTTATAGACTTTAGAAGCATTAAGGCTGAACAAGTAGAGCCTACTATTAAAAACATAAAGAAAGTATTTGATAGTGCTGTTGAAAATGAAGTGAATAAGAGATTAAAAGAAACTACTCCTAAGACAGTAAACGCTAATAATTCTTTAAATAGTGAAAGAGTATCAAGATTTAGCGTTTAGTTATTGCCAAACAAAGGAAGAGGAGAGTGATTTAATATGGCAAAAACAAGTTCATTAAATATTCAAGACTATTTAAACGATGATGTTATGGATAGTCTAGCTGAAACACTTGATGGAGTTATTGAAAATATCCAAGCTGGTTGTGTCAGTGAAGCTTTAAAAGCTAAAAATGGCAGTGGAGATCCTACTACAGGAAGTGTAGAGTATAAGAGATTTGCAAATGCAGTAATCCAAGAAAAAGGAACAGCAAGAGCAAATGGAAAGGGTAATAAAGTAAAAGCTAAACCAGTTACTGTAAATATTGATGATGATAAAGAAATCATTGAAGAACTACAAGAAAAAGACCTTAAATTATATGGTGTTGATGGTATGGCTAAAAAGAGAAGCAAAAACGCTCAAGATGTTATCAAGACTTACTATGATAGAAAGTTCTTTAGAATTGGTCGTGACGCTGGTATCCAAGTTGCTAGAGTTAGTGGAGATACAACTAAGAAAATCGTTGATAGATTAATTAGTACAGCTAAAGTGACTAAAAATGATTTTGTTGATGGTGTAGATGAAGAGTTAATAGCTTTAGTAGTAAATACTAAGTATAAAACTGATATAAAAGATTATTTAGATAGTTTACCTAACGGAACAACTCCATCAAATGGAGCTATTGGTATGTATCAATCAGTTATCACTTATGAATCTAATCGTATGCCAAGTGATGTTCCAGCTATGGTTATGTTAAAAGAAGCTATAGCATTACCAAACTATACAAGTGAGTATGGGGCTGAAAAAGTACCATTCGATGACGCTATAGCACTTGAATTATTCGCATACTCAGGTGGAGAAGCTTTAGTACCTGAAATTATCTTATACGATTGTGATTATACTTATACAGAAGCTAAAATTACACAATTTGCTAGTGGTACAACTTATTACACTTATAACAAAGGTGAATATACAGCTGTTCCATCAAGTGCTACATTCGATGGTGAAGAAACATATTACACTAGAGTGTAGTTAAATAAAAAAATAAAGAGAAGAAAGGAATTAAATTATGAGAAAGTTTTTATGTAAAGAATCAGGAGCTGTTTTATTAGTTAATAGTAAGGAAGTTGCTAAGCAATTTGCAAGAAGTGACGCTTACGAAGAATTAAAAGAAGTAGAAGCTCCTAAAGAAAAAGCTATTAAGGATTATACTAAAAAAGAATTAGTAGCTTATCTTAAAACTCTTGATATTGAGGCTAGTGAAGATATGAAAAAAGATGATTTATTAGCTTTAATTCCAACTGAGTAAAAGTAGAATTGGAGGGCGATATAATGAAAGAAAAAATTATTGCCTCTTTAGGTTTTAATTTTAAAAATGGAGACGATAATATTATAGAAGATTCTATAGATGACTATTCAATTATCGCCTCTAATAATTCTAATAGAAAAAAAGATGATGAAAAATTGTATCCTTATATTAAAGAAGCCGTTATAGAGGCATATCTTAGACGAGGGGACGAGGGAAGTTCTAGTTCTACTGAGGGTAGTCTATCAGCAACTTATGTAGATATTGAGCAAAAATTAGCTAAAAGTGTTCGTGCTGTAAGGGTAATAAGATGAGACTTAGAAATATAGTTGAAGTTCTAGTATTTACACCTATAAAAGAAAATATTAAAGGTGAATATCAAACTAAATGGAAGTATAAAGGTATGGCTCATCTTAATAAGCAACAGGATATAAACGAATTAGACAGGAATAGTGCTGGTGAAATAGATTATGAAATTATAAAGCTTCATACCGATTCTATTGAAAATATAGAAAAAGGTGACGGAATATCCTTTACTACTACTGATGGTTTAGTAGTAGATAAAGAAAAAGTTTTATATCATAGTGAATCTATTTTATTAGTAGGTATGAGTACATCTACACCACCTGAATATTTAGTTGATAGTTGCCCTAGGATAGGCAAATCTACTGTATATACTTGTAAAACTAATACCGAGGATTAAAATGATAAGTGCTGAATGGAATAAAAGAGGTTTAGACAACTTTTATAACAAGATGAATAAACTTGTTAGAGAATTGCCTAAGCGAGCTGAAATAGGGTTAAATAAAGCTTTAGAGAATACTCGTGAAAAAGCATTAAGCAATAAAAGAGGCTCTAAAGATAAAAAACTTATTCCTTACGAGATAGTTGAAAGAACAACAAATCAAGTAATTGGAAGAGTTTATACTGATAAAGACCTATTTTCTTATGCTCCGTTTCTTGAATATGGTACAGGTACAAAGGCGGAAAAACCTCATATAGGTAAAACTAAAACTTTTATAGAAAGTGGCTATCAATATTGGTATTTACCTGTTGAGAAAGCTAGTAGAGAATTTAGTCCGCAACGAGTTATTAATATAAAAGGAAAATTATTTTATATTATGTACGCTACTAGACCTTATCCATTTATGAGACCAGCTTCTATATCATCAAGACAAGAAAACGCTGATTGCATAAATGAAGAAATAGGAAAATTATTTGTGGAGGTACTTAAATGAGAGAACTTGGAATAAAAGAGTTTGTAGAAATAACCGTAGATAAATTAAACGAGTTAAAAACAAGTAAGGTAGTGGCTGATATAGTTTTAGAAAACCCTAGAGCTGGTAGTAAGTTTCCTGAAGTGGTAGTTCAATCTCCTTTAAAATATATAGAAAGAACTAAATATTTAATTAGATTTTCTATTATAGTAGAGGCTTGGGCTAAGAAAAAATATGATAGTTATGATATTGCTGATAAAATTGACAATAAATTAAATGAATACAATTTTTTAAAAACATCAACACCGATTGACTTTTTTGACGAAATAACGGGTACATACCGTTATGGAGGAAGTTATGAGGTGCTTTTTAATGTATTAACCAATACTTTTGAAAAAATAAAATAAAGGAGAGTGATTTTAAATGACACCAAAAGCTGGTACATTAACAAAATTATATTATAGTGAAAAAGCTGTTCCTAGTGAAGCTGATTTAAACCATGTGTTATATACTGAGGAAATTCCTGAATTAGAGGAAGCTCCTGACGCTGTTACTTATCAAACTGTCGATATGGAAGAAGAATATTCTGAACAAGGAACTAAAAAGGCAACACAACCAGCTATTTCAATCTTATACACTAGAGCTCAACATAAATCACTAAAAGCTTTAGCTGATAGTAAGAAAATAGTAAACTGGTTTTTAAAATATCCTGATACAACTTGTGCTGACGGAGAAGAACCTTTAGTTAAAAGATTTACTGGTTCTTGTGCTTTAACAGGTCAAGCAATTACAAGTGGAGATATGATTAAAGATACCTTAACTTTATATAGAAATTCAGCTATTGAAGAGTTTGATGGTATGCCTAAAGCATAGGAGGTAATATCCTATGAAAAAATACAAAGAAAAGAAAACAGGGGAAATTTGGGGAGCTATTGATAGACAACATATCAAGTATTTTAAAAGCAATCCAAATTTCACCGAAGTAAAAGAAGTAGAAGATAAAAAGCAAAAAGATAATCATAAAAAGATTAAACAAGAAGCTGAAGTATCTTCTACTATTGATACTTCAAACGGAGAAAATAAATAAAAAAGAAAGAGGTTTTTATAATGGAAATAATTGTAAATGAAAAAAGATTATTAATTAATGTATCAATGAGAAAAATTGTTGAATTAACAAAAAAAAATAAAGGAAACAATTTTAAAGATTTATTCTTTCAAAAAATGAATGATGTTGACTTTGAATTTTTAGCAAATTTGATTCAATCTTGCTATGTAAAAGAAGATAGCAGTTATGATTTTGGCGGAGACATCAACAAAGTTTATGATTTTATGCAAGAATATGCTTCTATTGAAGATAATGATTTTGAAAAGCTATATAAAGAATTCGCCGAGGAGATGAATGTAAAAAGTTTTTTCGGGAAGAAGATGTCAGCCAAAGAGCTAACAATGGAATTAGAGAATCCGTTGAATGGAATAGACATCAACCAAATGGTAAGAGATTCAGCTCAATCAGTAATGAAAGAGGCAGTAGTCGAAGAATTCAAAGGGTACAAAGGTTAGATTTTGTAGATTTAATTTATGAATTGGAGCCATTAGCCTACCGTTTTGGAATGAAACCTCACGAATTTTGGAACTCTACATATAGAGAAGCAAAATTATATGTAGAATCTCAATCTTCTCAATTAGAACTTGAAATTAAAAATAATATTATGCTTGCTGAAAATCTAGGAAACAAGCTGATATCAGCTAGTATGGTAAGTAGAAAGCCTAAGAATATCAATCTTATAAAAGATGTATATAACGATTTCTTTAAAGAGGAATTGAAAAAGGAAAATGCTTTACACCCTAAACCTAGAGAGGGAGAAGAATTATTGCAATTTATGTACGAATTGGGAGAGGAATTGAAACAAGAAACGAATAATAAAGAATAAATAAGGAATCACAATCGAAGAAATGGTGGTGATGACTTATGACGGTTGAAGAATTAGAAATTATAATTAAGGCTAATATTAGTGACGCTGTTAGCGGTATAAAACAAATTACTAATGAAGTAAAAAATGCAGTTAGTAAAAGTGTTGAACCTATGAAAAAACTGACTGAGCAAGCTAAGAATATGGCTAGCAATAGTTCTTCTAGTGTATCTCAAATGAAGAAAAAAATGAAAGATTATGGAAAATCAATCAATGAAACATCAAAACAGGAAGAGTATTTGAAAAGCAAAATTGCTGATTTAAAAGAACAACTTAATATGGCTGATAACGGGTTTGAAGTTGGAGATACTATGAAAATCGAAGCTGAAATCGAGAAATTAGAAAATAGGCTACGAAAATTAGAAGAACAAAGCGGAGAAACTGGTGAAAAAACATCTAGTATCTTTGAAAAAATAAAAGAAAAAATAAAACACGCAAGTAATAATGTATCTAGTTTTAAAAGTAAACTTAAAAATCTTTTAACTAATAGTAAAGATTTAGGAAAAAGCTTTTCTAATACTTTTAACAATGGTATAAAATCTATAAAGAAATTTGCTTTATCACTATTAAGTGTCAGGACAGCTTTTAGTATGATTAGTAAAGCTATGTCGTCATATTTAAGTTATGATACACAGTTATCGGATTCTATACAAAATTGTTGGAATGTTCTAGGAAGTTTATTAGCACCAATTTTAGAGAGATTAGTTAGTATGTTTGCTACTTTAGTTGCTTATGTAAATGCCTTTGTAAAATCCTTATCAGGAATAGACTTAGTGGCTAGAGCAAATGCTAAAGCATTAAATAAGCAGGCTTCAGCAAGTAAAAACGCAAGTAAGCAATTATCTAGTTTAGATGATTTAAACAATTTGACTACCAATGATGGAGGAGGAAATAGTAATCAAAATCCTATTACTGTTGACAATGTTAGTTTAGATGGCTTGATGGATAAGATACTAAACTATGATTGGTATTCAGTAGGCTTAGAAATAGGTAAAAAAATCAATGAAGCGTTAGCAGGTATAAATTGGGATTTTATCCAAACCTTGGCAGTTAGCTTGGCAAAAGACTTAGCTAACTTTTTAAATGGTTTAGTAGATGGTCTTGATTGGTCCTTGATAGGTAAAACACTTGGAAATGGAATTAATACTGTTTTAATGAGTGTTTATACATTTATGACAACTTTTAACTGGTTGAATTTAGGAACAAGTATAGCTACAGGAATAAATAACGCAATAGGTACTATTGATTGGAATTTATTAGGCAAAACACTTGCTAGTAAATTTGTTGCTATAATTGATACTCTTTATGGTTTTGTGAATAATTTTAATTGGTCGCAACTTGGCTCATCTATATCTGAAGCATTTATGGGCTTTTGGAATGAAATAGACTGGAGTAGAGCTGGAGAAACTATTTCCAACGGTATAAGAGGATTATTTACAAGTGTTAAAGAAATAATCGCAGGAATAGATTGGCAACAATTAGGTAATGATGTTTGGACCTTTATAGCAGGTATAGATTGGGGAGGAATGATTTCCAACTTGGCTTATATCTTAGGTCAAGCTATTGCAGGTATAGGTCAATTTATATGGGGCTTTATAGAAGACGCAGTAAAAAGTATTTCGGAGTTTTGGTCCGAAAAATTTGATGAAGCTGGAGGCAACATCATACAAGGACTATTTAACGGAATTTTAGAAATATTTGGTGATATTGGTAGTTGGCTAAAGAAAAATATTGTTGATCCATTTATAAATGGATTTAAGAGTATGTTCGGTATTCATAGTCCATCAACCGTTATGAAAGAACTAGGAATTTATATCCTAGAGGGCTTAAAAAACGGTCTTGTCGGAATTTGGGATAAAGTTAAAGACATATTTGAAAATCTTAAAACAAATATAACAACTAAATTTACTGAAACACTAAATAAGATAAAAAGTATTTTCAGTATTAGTGCTATAAAATCTCATTTTACTGAAGTTTTAAATGGTATTAAAAATGTATTCTCTTCTATTCCTACTTGGTTTAAGGATAAATTTACTCAAGCTTGGACGAATGTTAAAAATGTATTCTCAAGTGGTGGAAAAATATTCTCAGGAATTAAAGAGGGAATTGAATCTACATTTAAAACTATTGTTAATAAAATCATTTCAGGTATTAATACAATAGTTGCAAAACCATTTAATGCTATAAATAATATGCTTAATAAGATTAGAAATACTGAATTTTTGGGTATTGCTCCATTTAAAGGTTTATGGAGTCAAAATCCATTAAGTGTACCTGTTATTCCAAGTTTGGCAAATGGTGGTGTTTTAACTGAAGAAACTTTAGTAAGAGTAGCCGAATATTCTAACGCAAGGTCAAACCCTGAAATTGTATCTCCAGCAAATTTAATGGATTCTATATTTAGAAGTGCCTTGAGTGATACTAATTTAGGTACTAGAGTAGATAGACTTGTAATTAAGTTCTTAGATGAAAATGTCTATGATGGAGCTATTGAATATATTAACGAGCAATCAAGAATCAAAGGTGTATCAGTTATTAAGGAGGTTGATTAATTATGGTTTGGAAAAGCGATGGCAAAGAACAAAAAAGTCCATCATCTTTTAAAACTAATATAGAAGATATTGATGTTGATAGTTACCGTTCAACAGTTAATGCTTCTTTAATTGATAAGGTGTTAGCAACGGGGCTTGTAAAAGCCTCTTTTACTTTCGACAAGTGTTCCGAAGAAGAAGCCGAACAGTTAATGGCTGAAACTTGGAAAAATCCTATGAATTTAGACATTAAATGTCCTATTCTAGGTGGAGCTATTTTATCAGCTAAGTTTAGATGTTCTAAAAGAGAATGTGAAATGATAAGTACGGACGATGATGAAAATAGTAAAAACACAAGATGGAAAGTATCTTTTAGTGTTACGCAAAAAAGTAAAGTGAAAGGTCAATAATATGGCTTATAAAACAAGTCACGGATATAAAAGAAAAATATATTCCGAATCTTCTAATAGCACTTTAAAAATTTATATAAATGATACTGAAATTAATAATGATTATGTTAGAGATATATCTTTGAATGATGATGTCTTTGAGGAAGAGTATTTTACTTTAGGTAGTGCTATTCCTCAAAGCATAACTTTAAAATTAGATAATGATTGTCTTCCTTGTAAAGTAGAGGAAGTAAAAAATATAAGAATTGTATATGGATTAGAGGTGTATGAAAATAATTTGCTTTCTTATAATGATGAGCAAGTTTTATTTAATGGTAACGAACTCTATATAGAAGATAAAAATAAAAAAAGTATGGAATGGATTCCAATAGGATTTTATGATATTGGAAAAGAACCTGATACTTCTTATAGTGATTATACAACCTTTACTTTATATGATTATATGAATAGGTTTGATATTGAATATGACGCAAGTCCTATAATTCCTTGTACAAGGTATGAGTTAGTGAAAGATATGTGTTCTGCAATGTTGAACTTGGCTCTGAAAGTTTTTTAAATGGCAACATTATGGTTAACAGTTATGATAATACAATAAAAGCTAAAAGTTATTTATCTTTCATATCCGAAAGAGCTGGTGGCTTTGCCAAGATGGGAAGAGATGGAAAACTCTATATTAAAAGTTTTGGCGATGTAGATGTTATAGAAATGACTGAAGATAATTCAGCTAGTGCTAGTTTAACCGATTTTGACGCACTAAAAACAATAACAAAGCTTATTTATGAAGACGCAACAAGAAAATACGAATTTGGTACTAATGATGGTCTTACAGTATTCCTTAGTAGTGATAGTCCTTTAGCTATTGATGAAGAAGAGGTCCAATCAATTTATGGCTCTATCTATGGTTTATCTTTTCAAAGTGTTGACTTAAAAATATGGAGCGACCCAGCTTATGATACTGGAGATATGATAAATGTTATAGGCTTAAAAACATTTATTCAAAAAAGATGGAGTTATAATAACGGATTTTATGGTAGTTACAAAACAACTTTAAAGGATTCAGGAAAAAAATCTAATGTTGAAAAAATAAGCAGTTCAAGAAAAATAAAAGCGGTCAAGACTACATTAAATGAAATAACTGGTGAAATTGACATTATTTCAAAAGAAATAAATAATCACGAAGAAAGTTTAGCTGAGATAAAAGCAAATGTAAGTAATATTTCATTAAGAGTAGAAAATACGGCTCAAAACCTTGAAAATAACTACTTGGATAAAGAACAAATTGATTCTATTTCAAGTACAAATAACGAAAATATTGATTTATTGAGAAAAGCTGTAGAAGAAACAATCTCATCTACTCAATTACAAATAAATGTAATAAAAGAAAATATATCCAATGGAGCTACAAAAATAAAAACTAACACAGGATATACTTTTGATGATGAGGGAATGAAAATAGCAAAAGATGGTGAAGAAATGTCTTCCATTACAACTAACAAAGGCTTTTTCGTAAATAGAGATGAAGAAGAAATGTTAGGAGCTGATAATACAGGCGTTCGTGCTGAAAATTTATTGGTTAGAAAATACTTGACTATAGGTACTAATTCAAGAGTGGAAGATTATAAAGAAAAAAGAACAGCTTGTTTTCATATAGGAGGGGTTAAATAATGGCAGTTGTACAATCAGATTCTTACCAAGGAAGATACTTAAAATTAACAGTAGCTGAAGAATCATATAGTATAGCAAATAATACCTCTACTATACGATGGACACTTGAATCAATAGGGGGTAGTGTTAATTATTATTCAATTTATAATTGTAGTGTTGTTGTAAATGGGCAAACTGTTTACAACAGCGGTAATACTCCTTGGAATAGCTATAGATTTCCAGCCGCTACTGGTTCTACGATTACAGTAGGTCACAATCCTGATGGTTCAGCACCAGCAATAGGATTTACATTACACGGTAGAGTTTATTACAATGGAGATAATAATAGAAGTGGTAGCCTAGACTTAACAAGAATACCTAGATATGCTAATGTTTATCAATCTATAAAAGAAACTGGAGATAATTATTTAAAAATTAACTGGAGTGCTGATGTTAGTTGTGATGGTCTTCAGTATAGTATAGATGGCGGTAGAACATTTAATGATGTTTCAGGTTATCCTGTATATGTTATTGAGGGATTAAGTGCAGGCATAACATATAATATTGTTACTAGAGCAAGAAGACAAGATAGCCAATTATGGAGCAATAGTTCGGTATTAAGTATTACTACTTTGTCTAGTCCGTATATTAATGCTTTGTCCGATTTTAATATTGGAACAAGTTTTTCTTGCACTATATATAATCCAAAAGAAAGAAACTTAAAATTATTTTTGTACGCCAATGATGTAGCTGATGTCATTGTTAGAACAACTAATGTTAATGGAACTTATACTTATGTTACTACTGAGGAAGAAATAGAAAAATTATATGAATCCATTCCTAAAAATAAAAATGGTACTTATAAAATTGCTGTTGTATGTGATGACTTAGCAACAACTAGATGGTCCAATGATTCAGTTGGATATAAAGTTTATTATACTGTTGAAAGTAATTGTAAACCGACAATATCAATAGAAGCAAGAGATATTAACGAAAAGACTTTATCATTGACAGGTGATAGTTTGTCAGTAATAAAATATTTTTCAAAGGTTAAGGCTATTATATCTTCAAAAGTGTATAAAAGTGCTAGTATATCATCTCAAAATATTAATTGCAGTGATGGGAAAAGTATGAGTGGTTCTACAGCTGTATTTGATAATGTTGAGAGTGGATTATTTACTGGAAGCATTGTTGATAGTAGAAATTATTCAGCTACTGAAAGTATACAATTAAAATTAATAGATTATATAAAATTAACGCTAAATATTGATGTATATAGAGAATCTCCTACATCAGGAAGTATAGTTGCCAAGTTTAGCGGTAACTTTTTTAATAAAAATTTTGGAAAAGTAGATAACATTTTGAAATTAAAATATCACTACAAAGAGAATGGTAGTGGTGTTTGGAGTGAATGGGTAGAACTTAATCCAGTTAAAAATGGTGATGTATATTCAAATGGTTCATCACCAATTACGCTGGGTTCTAATTTTGATTATCAAAAAAATTGGGATTTTGAGTTCGTAGCTACTGATATGATTTATAATGATGGCGAAATATCATCATTTAAAACCGTTGTAAATGGTACTCCAATTTTTGACTGGGGTGAAGACGATTTTAATATCAATGGCAAATTGAATTTATATGAAACAAGTATTATGAGGCATATTGCCAATATACTTTATCCCGTAAATTCAATATATATATCATTAACTGAATCTATTCCACAACTATTAGCTGGAGAATGGGAATTTTTAAATACTATTGTGTTTAACGGCGTTACTTATTATGTTTACAAAAGAGTGAATGAAAATGAAAAAGTTTATTATGATAATGAACTTTTATTGCTTAATAATGAAGAAATTTATATTGAAAACACTTTATTGAAAGGAAGTGATGTGTTATGAGTAAAAATTTAGTAAACTCATCTCATATTAAGACAGTAATAAATGGCGATGATATTTCGCTAGACTTTGAAGAAGAATATTATACAAAAGGAGAAGCTGATAAGCTTTTAAAAGATAAGGTTAATGTTGAAACAGGAAAAACATTATCAACTAACGATTTTTCTAATGAATATAAAACTAAATTAAATGGAATATCAACAGGGGCTCAGGTAAATAAAATAAATATTGTTAAAGTTAATGGTACATCTTTACCCATTGATTCTAATAAAGCAGTTAACATAGATATTAGTGGCAAGGCTAATACTAGCGATGTATATAATAAAAAACAAAGTGACGCTAGGTATGTTCAAGACGCCAGCTATAAGCATACTGATAACAACTATACAACCGCCGAGAAGAATAAACTTAGTGGCGTAGAAACTAACGCCCAAAAGAATATTATTGAAAAAGTTTTGGTAAATGGAATTGAACAAACTGTAAAAGATAAAACAATTGACATAGCTGTAGAAAATACTACTGTATATGGTGTAAGAAGAAAATATAAGAATAATACTTCAAGTGCTTGGGAAAGAACTGATAATGCTGTCGGTATGGTAGCTAATGCTACACACGATGGAAATGAAGTACAAAATGATTTTGATAATATTTATCCTTGGAATTCCATTTATACTTATAACTATGATACAACTACTAAGCAAGAAGTTGCTAGAATTGGAGATAGTAACTTTAAGTTTGATGGTACAAATGGTGAAGTTTTAACACACTTTCCTGAGTTTTATTTTAAGAGATATAGAGATGATACTTATGAGTATATCAAAATATCAAAATATCCAATAAATGGGTTTATTAAATCACCAGCTTTTTCAGTAGGAAGATACACAACTTACTATGATGGTAGTAAAGCTCATTCTATAAGTGGCAAAATACCTGAAACAATGAGAAGTATTACTTCATTTAGGACTATATCAAGAGCTGTCGGAACTGGTTTTGGACAGCTAGATTATCATTATTTCCTATTACAAATGTTATTTTTGGTAGAATATGCTGATTATAACTCTCAAAAAGTTCTTGGAAACGGACAAACTGGTTATAGAGTAAATGATACGGATAAATCTTTGGTAGCTGAAACTTCAGTTAATAGAATTATATTATCAACATCTATTGCTAATAGTTTTGATGTTGGGCAACAAGTAAGTATAGGAACATCGTCAGCTTGGAACTGGAATATTGCAAAAAATAGAACTATAACTAAAAAAGAAGCCTACAATAGCGGTGGGATTGTTGGAACAGCCATATATTTTGACGGAACGCCTGTAAATATTGCTGTTGGAAATGTTTTATGGACTACGGCTCAAAAATCGGGAGACTGTGATATTTTAGGAATGAAATCAGGTAGCTTGAATAATGCGTTTAGAAATGCTATAATTTACCGTGGTGTCGAAGATATTTTTGGTAATATTTATCAATTTGTTGACGGAATAAATATCAAGGATTATGTAGCTTATGTATGTTATAGTCCTGATGATTATAAAGTTGATACCTTTGACGGAAAATATTCCTCACTTGGTTATACTAATGCAAGTAATACTAATACTTATGCTAAAGCTGTAGGATATGATAATAATAATCCTTTAATTGCTTTTCCAACTGAGACTGGAGCTTCGGACTCTACTGGTTTGTGTGATTACTATTATTCTAGTAGTGGAAATCGAATTGCCTTTGTCGGCGGTAATTGGAATAATACACTAAATGCGGGCTTGTGGTTTTGGAATATGAACAATACATCAAGTAATACGAATTACAACATCGGGTCTCGACTACTTATATATAGAATTTTATTACACGCCATTTTCCTCAGCACTTGCTGAAAATTAGTCGCCTTGGGTTGGGCTAGTAGGTTTATCTCCGTGAGGAATTTCTCGAAAGCTCGATAGACAAATATAAGAATAAGGAACAAGGATATGAAAAGGACAGGAAATGTATATGAAAAAATAGTTCAACTCGGAAATATTGAGTCAGCTATTATGAAAGCGTCTAAAGGAAAAACTAAAAGACCGAATGTAGAAAAAATTTTAGAATCTCCAACTTTTTATGCAATGCAAATACAAAAAATGTTAAAGGAAAAATCTTATGTGCCAAGTCCATATATAGAAATGACTATTCACGACGGGGTACGAAAAAAGGAAAGAATCATTTATAAACCTAGATTTTATCCAGACCAATGTATTCATTGGGCTTTAATGAATCGTTTAGAACCATTATTGCTTAAAAGAATGTATTATTGGAGTTGTGCTTCTATAAAAGGTAGAGGGCTACATCACGGTAAGAAACATATTGAAAAAATCTTAGTAGATGATAGAAAATTTACTAAATATTGTTTGAAATTAGATGTGAAAAAATTTTATCCTAGCATAGATAAAGAAATATTAAAAAACAAATTTAGAATAATATTAAAGGATAAAGATATCCTTTGGTTAATAGATTCTATTATTGATAGCTCTAAGGAGGGTGTTCCTATCGGAAATTACACTTCTCAATGGTTTGCTAACTTTTATTTGACTGATTTAGATACTTATATTAAAGAAGAATTAAAAGTTAAATATTATATTCGTTATATGGACGATATGGTATTATTTTCTAATAATAAAAAGGAACTTCACAAAATAAAAGATAAAATAGAATCATTCTTAAATAATGAGCTCCACTTAAAGTTAAAAGAGAATTGGCAACTATTTAAAACTGATTCAAGACCTTTAGATTTTTTAGGGTATAGATTTTACCGTGGTTACACAACTTTAAGAAAAAGCAATTTTTTAAGAATAAAGAGGCGTATTAAAAAGATTTATAAAAAAGGTGAATTGAATTTTCACGACGCTTCAGCCGTGTTAAGTTATAATGGTTGAATAACACATAGCAACGGTTATAACTATACACAAAAATATATAAAACCATATATCAGTTTTGCAAAGTGTAAGGAGGTTATAAGAAATGAAACACGAAAGCGACTTGAAACCAAAAAATAGCTTTGAGATTGAGAATGTCGAAAACAACCGTTGTGAGGTTGTTTTTTTCGACTTAAATAGTATTGAAGAGGAAGAAAGAACTAGCGAAGATGGAAGTATAAATAAAGTATATTTATATTATTCATATAGAAAGTCAATGAGCTATAGCTCTAATTTAAAAAAGCAAATTGAAGATAATTACGAAACTTTATTAGCTAAGGCTAAGGAAGACGATTACAATTTCTATGCTAAACAAGTTAGAGAAAAAAGAAATACTTTATTGAAAGAAAGCGATAAAGAAATGGCTTTTGATAGATTAGGGTTAGAATTACCTGAAAATATTTCTATGACTAATCTTATTTCTACAATTAAAGAATTTTCAAAAGCGTTATCAAACATAACTAATTCAAAATGGGCTAAATACCGTCAGGAATTGAGAGACATTTCTAAACAAGAGGGATTTCCTTATAATGTCACATTTCCAGCTAAGCCTGAAGAATAAAAAATAGGAGGATACTTATGAATGTAGTTAATATAATTAAAACAATTTTAACAGCTATCATAACTTGGATAGGTTGGCTAATAGGAGGATATGATACTATGATGATAGCATTATTGCTATTTATGATAATTGATTATTTATCAGGCGTTATGTGTGCCGTGATAAATAAAAAATTATCAAGTAAAATAGGATTCAAAGGCATATTTAAGAAAATTATGATAATTCTTTTGGTAGGAATAACAAACTTACTAGGGCAAGCTACAGGAATTGATGGATTGCGTTATATTGTAATTTCTTTTTACTTAGCTAATGAGGGAATTTCAATTATAGAAAATGCTTCTATATTAGGACTTCCTGTACCTAAAAAAGTAAAAGATGTGCTTGAACAATTAAAAGAAACAACTAGCGAGGATTAATTTTTAATAAAGAGGACTAAAAATGGTCCTCTTTTAATATTTAAAGATTTCATTTAAGGAGGAAATATAAAATGGAAGAAAAAGAATTAAAAAATATTGAAGAAAGAATCACCGATGATTGTTATGTAGAAGAATTACCCGAAGACTATGTCGAAGTAGAAAGCGGTACTGAGGGTACTATGAATCTTGAAAGTGAAAATATAGAATAGAGGTGTAAAATATGGCAAAATGGGGAATTGATATAAGTTCTTGGCAAAAAGGAATTGACTTAGCTACAGCAAAAAGAGAGGGAATAGAGTTTGCAATCCTACGAGCTGGTTATTCAACTACGAAAGATAACCAATTTGAAACATTTTATTCACAATGTAAATCTTTAGGAATACCTGTAGGTGCGTATCTATATTCTTATGCGACAACAGTAGACCAAGCCAAAGCAGAAGCAAGAGCATTATTAGAATTTTTAAAAGGCAAACAATTTGAATATCCTATTGTTCTAGATATGGAAGATAAAAGGCAAAAAGCTTTATCAAAGGAATCTAATGACGCTATGATTAAAGCCTTTGGTGAAATCATAGAAAATGCAGGTTATTGGTTTTCAGTATATACTAATGTAGATTTTTATAAAAATTATTGTAATGGTAAAACCTTGAATGCAAAATATGATTGGTGGATGGCTCGTTGGTCTTCAAAAGCTTATACTGGTTATAACTGTGGTATGACACAATTTGGAGGAGAGACTAATTATATAAGAAGTAATAAAGTTGCTGGCAGGGTTGTGGATCAAGATTATGCTTACTATGATTATCCAAGTCTAATGAAACAGCACGGATTAAATGGGTATAGTAAAAATTCTTCTACTCAACCTGTATTAAAATCAATAGACGAAATAGCAAATGAAGTAATAGCTGATAAATGGGGTACTAAAGATACAACTCCAACTAGAAAAGAAAGATTAGAAAAAGCTGGATATAATTATCAAGCCGTACAAGATAGAGTAAACGAAATATTAGGCGTTAATAAAAAGGAAACACAGTACAATTATTATACTGTTGTTAAAGGTGATTGTTTATGGAATATTGCTATTAAGTTCTATGGTAATGGTAATCAATATACCGTTATTAAAAAACTTAATAATTTAACTTCTAATAATATATATGCGGGTCAAAAACTTAGAGTTAAATAACCTTTTTCTTAATATCAGCAAAATGGTAAGAAGCTAACCTTAATTGGTTAGCTTCTTTTTTTTTGCAATAATTTTTCTAATTTGTAGATATAGTTTTGTCCGAAAGTAGATATAAATTCTTCTAATGAGTGAGTTTTCATATATTCTTTTTGAAAAATAATCTTATACTCTAAATTAAAAATAATATCATTATGAAATCGTTCGTGACATTTTTTACAAAAAGGACACACCATACCGTTTAACATAGAAATTTGTCTATAACTTCCCTCAAAAATCTCGTTCTTTTGCACGCCTATTTTAGAGCCACATTCACAGCATTTAGTTAAGTCAGGATAAATTATACTAAATCTTTCTTTCTCTCTCTTAGATTGCCTATTTGAGCGTGATTTCATAGTGCTATATTGTTTGTATTCTTTATCATCACATTCCTGACAACAGGCAAGTGTTATTTTCTTTTTTAATAATCTACAATAACTATATTTAATTCCTTTTTTACTTCTTATAGTAAAATGCTTGCAATACATTTTTAATCACTCCTTTTAGGTACTAAATAGTGACTAAAAACTTGAAAAAGTATGATAAATTATAAAAAAGAATAATAATAAATCATAGTAAATAAAAGGAAATAACAAGGTATAGTAAATATCTTCATTTTATGTTATAATCTTGGGGTAAGAGGTACTTTATGAAAAAAAAGAATGTTATATTTATATTTGTTGCTTTATTAGGTTTATTTTTTAATTCTTTTGTCTCAGCAGCAGTTCAAAGTTATACCCTTGATAGCAATCGAGTTTTAACCGAGTACAGTGAATGCAATTCTTCAGATAGTGTAGGTTCTTTTTCAAATGATAATGGTGTTACTATATATGTAAAGAAGGTTCCCAGCCATAAATGGTATAATTTTTGGTTTGCTAGTTCTGTTAATGAAACCTTAACTTGTAAAACTAAAGATGGAATAGTTAGGACCATTGGTGTGAAAGTTACAGAAAATGCAAAAGTCTATAACGGAAACGTTCCAAATAATAATGGTAGTAGTGGTAATACATCAACTAATCAAAATAATGCTAACGGTACCAAAGTAAATGGCACAGCAAATTCTGGAAGTACATCAACAAATTGTCAATATGATTGTAATTTTATGCTTGGTGATATTAATGATAGTGGTGTTTCTGATAACCTTCCATCTGTTGCTTATGTTTTAAATAAAATATTATTCTTTATGAAACTTATGGGCCCAATTTTGGTTATAGTTTTAACTATACTGGATTTAGTTAAGGCTGTTACAAGTGCTGACAAAGACGCGCTAAGCAAATGCTTGAAAACTCTGTCAAAAAGAATGGTTTATGCAGTATTGCTGTTTGTTTTTCCAACTGTTATAGATTTTATATTAAAATGGACTAACGTTTATGGTACTTGCTGTATTTTTGGAAATTAG